TTTATCTTTATCTTTATCAGATGGATCATCATCCGGATCAGGTTTATCATCTGGACGTTTATCAGGCTTATCATCTGGCTTTTTATCAGGCTTGCCATCAGGATTAGGCGCAGGATCTGGATCAGGCTTTGTATTGGGTGCTTCAGATCCGCCCGGTGTCAAATCAGGACGTTGAGTAGTTGCGACTTCTGCCGTTGTATTGCCGTTGGAGTCTTTGCCGAAAGTAATGGTAATTTGAACCGGTTTGCCGTTTTCGGGAGTGACAGGGCCAATGGTTACAACAGTACCGGCAGGGACTGATACTTTTTCGTTATATTCTGGTTTGCCTGTGCCTTCTACAAAGGGCGTGGGGTTACTATCTATTGATGAGGTTGCGATTTTTAGGAATTCTTGAGAATCCAAGACTGTCGGGAATGTACCTTCTTTCAAAGTGAAAGAAATAGAGCTGCGTAAATCACTACCATTGGAAACTGAACAACTTCCGCCGTTTAAATCGAATAAGCATTTACTAACATTATATTTAAGATATTCGCTATTGCCTCTGTCGACTAGATATTGCCTACGTTCAGGCCAATAATTATTAGCCATCGCTTCCATTTTCGATTCCATCAAAAATTTTGCTTCAGACCTACTTTTTCCTCCGAGGTTATATGCTCTGATGATTGAAGAATCAACACCTGTACATTCATATTCTTTATATATTTCATTTGGATAATCGCCCCTTCTATCCCAAATGCACAATTTATTATCCCAATATTTAAGGAATTCTTCAGATTTTTCATCATATTTGTAGCCAGCAGATTCAATGGGGGATTTAACAGCTTGATAAGCTTCGTAGGCGAAATAAGCAGCTGTACCCCAACCGCTTAAACGTGTTCCTAATGCCGCGCCTCTTTTTACCAGGCCAAATGCGCCTGAAAGGACTGTTTTTCTGGAAACTTGGGCTTCAACAGTTGCATTTACAGTCTGTTTTGACAAATAACCTTCATATCTAGCCTTCATTGCCTCAGTTTGAAATTTTCTATAAGAATTATCAGATACAGAACGCGCCCACGGTTTTTTATCCCAATGTTCAGTATGTTGTTTTGTATAAGTTATATTCTTTGAATTATTAACTTGAATTTCGCCAGCAATAGCAAAGCTAGAAGTAAATAAAACTAATAACGGAATGATAAATTTATTCATTTTTAACTTTTATTTTCTCTATTTTCTTCTTCTCTATGGATTCATTTAAATCAGACATAAACTTAACCATATCAGGATCTTTAGGACTTGGTTTATTTGGAGTTGTATTCATTAAATAAAAGTCATCATTATTAGAAAATTTAATATTAGATTTAGATTTTTTTTGAATAAAACCTAATAAATTTATAACTAGATACAATACCATAATTGAATATCTAATTTCATTAGGAATAAAAATAATATTTAAAAAATGAAATGTATAAAGAATAAAAAAAACAAGATTAAAAATTCTAATAAACATAATGCTAACTTTCGTAATCGTTGCTGAAAGTTAGATTTTGCCATTACCCGAATAGGGTATCAATCCTTAAATAAAATCGCCCCTATCAAAACAGGTACCGCCAGCCCCAAATAAAAATAGTAATCCATCATTTTAGAACCCTTTTCAAAATGGATACGAAATACACAGAGGCCATCACGCCGAATAAAAGCCAACCTGTATCTAAACCGCTTTTTAAGTTGTCACTTGGATCGCATTTGGGCAAATCGGCTTTAATCGTCTGTCCGTTCAGTTTCCATACTGTGCCGTTGTACTCAGGTTTGATAATTTTGCCGTCTTGTGTGATTTGAGGTACTACCAAGCTGAAATAGACGTTTTCAGCTTGGCTTTGCTCAAGACATTTATTCCCGACTTGGTAGTACATCTTAATTACCTATTAGCGCAACAAGCGTTTCACGATGGCAATCACGAACAGAGCGGCAAATACGCCGACTACCAACCAGCCTGCTTCGAGGCCGTCAGCTTTGGCAGATTCAATACCTGTTTTTGCGCCTTCGGGCAAAGCGGCATAGGCTTGTGTAGCCAAAGCCAGAGGAGCAGCGGCAACAACGGCCAGTTTTGCGCCGTATTTACGGCAAGTGTTCATCAACTTCATGATGTTTTTCCTTTAGTGAGTTAAACAAAATTAAATAGGTGCTTTTGCTATGGTTCAGACCGCACCCGTAGCCTGAATTAAAATTCTGATAAGAAGCTGAAAACAATAAAGTTTTCACCGATTTCGGATAATGCGGTTTCTACCGCTTCGTTTCGATCGAAGAAATAACCGGCTTCATTAACAAACGGTGTATGCCCCACATCACCCGTATCAGACGGATAAAGGAAGTCGCCCGTTTCCCGTGACTGAACAATGTAAACGCGGGTAATTGTCATGTTTTAGCCTTTATTTGGGGTTTTAGGCTGGAAACCTAAAATTTTGAGTTTCTGGCTTTTGCCGTTGGTCACTAATTCAACCGTCAAAGAAGCTTCAAAAGGGAACGACAGACTTTTGAACTGTTCAAAGTTAACGGAGCCGCCGTAATCGTATTCGGTAGCCGAACTACCTAATGCGTTGCCTTGGCTGCTATCCAGCGGTGTAGACACGATAACGCGACAATAATCAAAAGTTTTGCCGTCAATTTGGCCGTTAAAGCGTTTAACGCCCATGATTTGGCCTTGAATTTGCATTTGCATGATGTGTTTCCTTATCGAATACACTGCACTTGAAGGCGGCAGCGTTTTGCCTTTTAAAATCTACATGCATATCGGTCATACATCAGATTCAAATAATCTTGTTCATGCTTGGCCTCAATGAGCTTCGTCATTTTGTTTTTTTGTTCAATGGCCATTTCAAGTAAAATTTGGGCGGATTCGTTAAGCCATAAACTGCCTTCGGGCTTATCGTGTATGGCCGGTGCGTGGTTTTCGGTACATGAATAAACTTCAAGGCTTAAGCGTTTGGGCAATAAGTCATGGTCGGCTTCGAACATGGCTAAAATTTCCGAACGGTCTTTATGCGGAAACATAGATTTCGCAGCATTGATGGCACGGCCGACTTGGTTTTTCGCTACTTCGATGCAGCGTTCAAAGGTCAATTCGAGATTCTTTTTCACTGCTTCGATGCGTTTGGCTTTCTCTTGGAATTGGGCGCATACAGGGTATGCACCGCCGAAGTATTCACCCGGAACTGTCAATACTTCGAACGGAATCACAATATCCTTGGCTTTGAATTCGATTTCAAAACGCACCCACTGGCTTTCTTTGTCGCCAAGTTGCTTACCTTTTTCATAAACGCGAACGTATTTAGACGATTCACGGGAGCCTACATAGTAGGTTTTGCCCTTACCGTTGTTTGATTCCCAATCCGTACCGACTGATTCGCCATCGGGCATCATGTGATGATTGGTAAACTTACCGGCGAGCCGGTCGGCTTTGGCCTGTTCAGGCGTATATTCGCCTTGAAAAAAATCTTTGGCAATGTCGATACGGGTAATTTTGGGACGTACAGCCTGTATGATGAAGTTATAAAGTCTTGATTCCCAACCGTCAGATGCTGCATTGCAACCTGTGGCTGTGACTTCAATAAGCATGGTATTGTTTTGCCCACCGAAATGAACTCGGCCATATTGGGCATTGTCTGTACCCATCAACCAGCAGGAATCATAAAAACGACCGCCTGAATGCTTGGCTTTTTCGGTAATACCGAAACCAAAAATATCGGCCAAAACCATAGATGCGCGGACGATGTATTCATCATCGGCAACCAATGGATAACCGGCGAGCAGGGAAAAAGTATCTTCGTGGATTGAAAAACTGATTTGGTCGATGAATGCGGAATTGGCTTTGCCACGACGCAAAGGCACTTCAATCAGACGGCCTTTTGAATCAGTAAGAAACGTGGTGTATTTCTCAAAGGTTTCCTGTTCGGTACATGTAGCCGCTTCGGTTTCTGCTCCCCCCCTGTTAGATAAGGGGGGCGCCATCGGCGCGCGTGAATCCGCCTTTGGCG